GTGTTAATTTATGGTGTAACTTATTTCCATATTTTTGCACCAAACATTATTTATTATTGTTTAATTTTATAGTAGAAAACTATGACAAAAGAAGAAGTGTTACAGAAAGTAACCGATTATTGTAACGAGAAAAGTTACACCAGTGCAACATTGACGGATGCCTTTAAGGACAAGTTTGCAGACCATTTCCAAAAAGCCAATCCAGATGCCGACATTAATGACGAAGCGATTATTGCTTCTATGAAGTTTGCAATCAACACGGCTTTTTCAAGTGCAAGCGACATTGTTACATTGAAGACTAATGAGTGGACATCGAAAGAAAACGAATACAAAACTCAAATCCAAGATTTGCAAAAGAAAGTAAAAACCCCGCCAACTCCACAAGACGAACCCAAGTTACCCGAAGAGGTTGCCAAGCAACTCAAAGAGTTACAAGAGTTCAAGGATGCACAAAACAAACAAGAAAAGTTTGCCAATGTGATGAAACTCGCAAAGGCGGGAATCCGTGAAGATTTACACGCATCATTCGACAAGTTTGCAAAGAAGTGTGTAATTGACATGGGCAAAGAGGACAAGGAGCAAGCTGACGCTTTTAGGGCTGAGTTCCAAGAAATTTTCAAGGACACAATTGGTGACATAAAGCCGCTAACGCCCGTACAAAGTCAAAAGCAAGTTGATGACATCATTGCTTCTGTTCCTAAGATTAAAGTTTCTTAATTATCAATAACAAAAAAAGGAAAAAGACACATGGTAACAAATTTGGCTTATTTCTATGAAACCTCGAAGAAAATTCGTGGTGGAAAATGGGTTTGGGTCAAGGACAGCAACGGTGAGGCTCGTAAGAACGTGCTTCTCGGTGGCACTATCCTCAATCCCAAGAAGGGTTTTGACCATCTGTATGCAGCACAACTCGTACAGTACACGCCCAATGAAGGTTGCTTGATTTTCCGTTCTTTCGCTTTGAAGGAAGATGCGGCAGCAAGCGCAACAACTTATGTTTTTAATGGTGATGGTTATAGCGATGCTCCCGAAGTTGGCATGGTTGTAATGGTTGCTCCCGATGACGTGACCACGGAAGGTCAATCCGCAAAGATTACCGCCGTTGTGTATGACAAGACAAACGAAAAGTTCACCGTTACGGTAGATACTACCCTTGGCGCACTTAGCGCAGGTGCTATCATCGTTGAAGCAACTGGCACTGCTGCTGCTGCTGACGCAACGGTTCTCGTTCCCAATCCCAACACATTTATTGAGGCAGACCGCGATTTGCTTCCCACAGAGGGTTATGGTTTGGAGAACGCAAACTACTCTATCTCTACCGTCTATGACAAGCAGGCTTGGATGGTTCGCATGCAGCCCCTGCCCAAGTATGTCGTCGCTAAGAATCGTTCTTACATTGACGGTATCTTCTGGATTTAATTTCTACTATTGTAGATATGTTACACTAAAGAAAGAAAGGAAAAAAGAATATGGCAAACGCACTTAAATACCAATGGTCGCCCGACGAGGCGATTGAAAAACTCTATCGCAAGGGTTTTATGGATGGTACAAACGTTGGCTTCTTGCAAACTTTGATTGACAATGCAATCGAGATTGAAGAGAATGCTTTCTTCTGGCAAGAGCACTTCCGCGTCGAGGGCAATGAGTATCAAGTTGACCTCGCAGACTTGAAGAAGAACCCCGCTTGGACTGTCCGTCAAATTGTTCGCCGTAGCGTTCCTATGGCTGACGCAATGGCACCGCTCTCCGAAACCATGCAACTTGATGCAGAAGGCGGTGAGGAAAAGACTGGCTCTATCTACCAATATGGTAAGGGCTTGTTCGAAACCTCTATGTCTAAGGAAGAGTTGAAGGCACGTCTTCGTGAACTTGGTTCTGACCAAAGTCTCATCACGGGCTTTGTTCGTGGCGTTGCAGACCTCGTAAAGACACACAACCTTCGCGTTTCTAATATGGCCGCTATGACACTATCTCGTGGTGGTGAATATGGAAACACAATCAATCTTGGCACTGTTCTTGCCCCCAAGACCACACAAGGCGCAAGTGGTGTTGTTGCAAACCAATCCGCTTACATTCCTCTTGCAAACTACAAGACCGCCGGAGCAAAGGTTTGGACTGATGCCGATTGCGACATCCCCGAGCAAATGATGAAGATTGAGTATGACTTTAAGGAAGCAAACTTCATTCCCGATAGCACTCCGTTCGAGTGGAACATTTCTTGGGATATGCTTGTAAACGTTCTTATCAAGAACGCCGCTTTCATTAAGGAAGTCAATCGCTATCTTGCTCTTGGCGCACCCGACAAGGTTATCATCGTACAGAACGGCACATCTACAACTGATGTTGGTTCTATCACAGTTGACCAACTCATTGCTTATAGCAATTGGGAACTCGCCAAGATTTCGCCCATCCGCATCGTTCGCGAGCAACAAACCGTACAAGGCATGACTACTTATCATACCGTAAAGGGTTGGAAGGAAGGCGTGGCAGTGCTGCGTCCTCGTGGCTATGCAGGTGTTCTCGTACATGCACAAGTGCCCGATGTTGAACTGATGCGCAGTGGTGAGGTCAACAAGACTATTGACTTCTCTCTCGCAAGGGTTCAAGGCTTCTTGCACGTGATTAACAAGGCTACTCCGAATGGTATGTTGAAGTCCTATCACACCGATGTGATTGGTCGTTATGCAACCGTTCTTAACGAATCTCAATATCACGTTTGCGTAGATACCACAACTGCTGATGCGTAACATTGATTGAAAGTGTTTTTTGGTTAGTAATTAGGTTTAGAAGATTGTAACGACGATGACGGTACTTGAATGGTTGAAAGCATCAACAATGTATAGTTCTTTTGAGGAACAACATTTCATTAAGATTGCAATGGATAGGGGTGTTGACCCGCAAGCCGATGTGTATGACGAAACGCAAGTTTCCAAGAAGCAAAAGGACTTGATGGACGCAGACCTTATTTACATGGCAGTTTTGAAGCGACCATCCGATACCGCCTCGTTGTCGCAATCACACAATGGTTATCAAAAGACCATTGGTTCGGAACGCGATTTCTACCAAGACGAAAAGATTAAGTACGCAATCCGCATTTACGAACAATACGATGACGAGAAGGCTGGAATACTTGAAAGTATAAAGCGTAAGATTCGATTCATTCCAATCGTTGACGTAGATAGACTCACGGTATGATACGCGATGAAATACTTGAATATCCCTACACTGGCACAATCAAGCGTGTGGTGAAAGGCAAGGGTGACAATCCAGACACAGAGGTTACTTTGTACGAGGGTGTGATGGATGAACACATGGTGACGAGCGAAGAGGGTAGAACCCTTCAAACGGCATCATACATCATAAGCATCCCTCTTACAAAGGACACCGAAAGTGGCAAGTGGATTGTTCCCGTCAAGGGTGACAAGATTTCAATAACCCGCTATGATGAAACATTTTCATTAACCGTAGATAATGCAGAACCTTCACAACTTGAAGGCGTAAGCATTTATGCTTCAAGGAATAGTTGGTAAGTTGCTATGAAGAAGTCGCAAGTTATATTTGACTCAAATGCTTTAATGAAGGTAATGATAAAAAATCTTACCGAAGAGCAGACACGTAGGCTTGTGGCTTATGCCGAGGACAAGATAAAGGAAATTGGCGACCTAATCCAATCATACCATAGCGCAAACCACATGGACAGGACGGGGAACTTGCTTAACTCATTGTGTTGGGGTGTATCGTATGACGGCGAACTAAAGGCAAGCGGATTCTACCGCGAAGCAAGTTCTGTCAAAGAGTCGTATCTTCACGAATGGGGTGATTATGCTGGCACTTTTGTTGTTGATGGTCATGCAGAAGCCGAAAACTACATACAAAAGTATGGTAAGGCTGGTAGTGGCAATGGCTATTGGAGAGTGTTCTTTGCAATCCTCGCGCCCTATTGGGGTTATTGGGAAAAGGGTTTTACAATGGTACATGGGTTCTCAAACAACAAAGGAAATTCTAAATTTAGGGGTTCTACTTTCAAGAGATTCGCCGTAATGACAGAGTTTTACGATGTTATGTCAAAAGAATTGAAACCAGCAAAAGTAACGCCAGTACGTATAACCAAGAGCATTGAGTACTCACCTTCTTACGATTGGAAGGGTAAGCCCAACAAGCAAGGAAAAGCAAAGACATACCATGTTACAGGTACTCTTGAAAGGTGGAACGAATCTGGAAGATACAGAAGTCGAAGGGGTAAAAAAAGAAGGTAAGCAATGGTTGACGAATCACGCATAGGCATATACAATTACGTTTACAACTTGCTATATGGGGTTGTAACGGAGAATGTGTACTCAATGAATGAGCCACAAGAATTGACGGACAGCGACACAAAAGATGGATTTATAGTCATTAGTGTTGGTAGCATCGTTGATGAAAGTGAGTTTTCGTTGCACGCCTATGGCGGTGTTCGTGTTTTCATTGAAGCCTACATACCCCCAATTAGTCGTGGTCGCTTGGATAAAGTGAAATACAAGGCTATGGAAGATGCTATCAATGCGGTTATCAACGAAGAAATTGCGAATGGTACAAACGCAAAGTATTCCATTGAGCCAGATAGGATTATTTCTTCCGACATTGGGGAAGATTCCAATGGGAACAATATCTTTTACTTATTCATTAAATCGTTCATCGTAAACATAAGTTAGATACAATTAAGTAATAATAAAACAAATTTGGAGGAAACAAATTATGGCAAAAAAAACAACGTTAAAACCAGTTAGTTTGAAGTACGGAACAGTTGGCTCTACTGCCTCTACTGCACTTATGGGTGTTTTGAAGGGCTTGACAATTAGCCAAGACGAACCCGATTCAACCGAGATTGAGGCTGAATTTTACGACAGCCCGTTTGACATCTTCTATGATGGCAACCCCGTCACGCTGACGTTTGAGTTGGCTAACTACGACCTCTCCGAGCTTCCCGCTCTGTTTGGTGGTACTTACAACTCATCTACCGGCACGTATGAGGGTGCTGCAAGTGCATACACATCGGAGCACTCTTGGCAGCTTGACTTCGGTCGTGGTTTCGCCGCACTTTACATCTACAAGGGTCTTACAATTGGCACATTGAAGAAGGACGCTGATGGCGCACTGAACTATAGTGTTACCATCACCGCACTTGTTTACAATGATGGCACTGACGACCACATGTACAAGATTGTCGCTGGCTCATAAATCTTAGGGAGGGCTTAATATGGCAAAGAAAACAACCATAAAACCAATAGCCCTTGGCTATCGCGAAGTAGGTAGTGGTGATGAATACACACCGCTCATGGGCGTATTGAAGGGTCTTACGCTTAGTCAAGACGAGCCTGATAGCACGGAGATAGAAGCCGAGTTCTATGATTCCCCATTCGACATTTTCTATGAGGGCAATCCCCTTACAATGTCTTTTGAACTTACGAATTATGACTTGGAGGAATTACCCCCATTGTTCGGTGGTTCTTTGGACGCGGAAGAGGATTACGAGGGAAACCCCGTTGCCTATACAAGTGAGTGGGAATGGCGGTTGGAGTTCTCTCGCGGCTTTGCTGCGCTTGTGATTGCAAGGGGACTTACCGAAGGAACGATAAAGAAAGACGCAGATGGAGCGTTGAATTTCAGCGTTACAATTACGGCTCTTATCTATCGTGACACAAGTGTAAGCCCAGCGAAGGACGTAATGTATAAGATTGTTGCCGAAATACCACCTACGTTTACCAATACGGTAAAGATAAACACGTCCGAGAGAACTGTACAAGATGGTGGTGTATATACTACGCAAACACCGCTTGCTGACCTCTATCTCTATGGCGACCACCTATTGAATGCGTCACCATATATTGAGAAGGTGGGTGTTCCGGACAACCCGATACATCCAGCATCACAGAACAGGGGTGTAGTCCATTTCTACATTGAAAATAGCATTTCTGAATCTGGTGACGAGTTCGAGGTTTACAAGGACGCAGATGATGACACGCCGTGGTTTAAGATAGCCAACCAATAGGGCGCGAGTTAAGACAATGAAAAGCAACGAGGGTGCATTATAGGGGTGTCCCCTGTGATGCACCCTTTAATTAAATAATAAATACAAGAAAGGTAAACAATATGGTTAAAGAAATTAACAAAGAACAAGAAGAAAGCGAGTTTAAAGATTTTCCAATAGACATAAAGCGTGACATAGTAGATATTCTTAACGACACGCCATCGTTGGTAACACTTGGCGATAAAGAGTATCGCGTAAAAAATATGCGATATTATTCGTTATATAGAATATCAAGTCTTGTGCTAAATATGCGCAAAAATGACGAATCGCTTGATACCGACCAAAAGATTATCATGGCACTTTGTACGGATTTGGATGCAATGTGCGAGATTATGGCAGTTGTCTTATGTAACCATTTGTTTACGCCAGACGACATACACGGCTTCGATGACGTAGATTCCGTTATGTCAAGAAACGATAAGTTAGTGCAAGTAATGAAGGCAAAAGTAATGAATAGCACGTTTGATACTAATCAATGGGCTGCAATTATACTTGGTGCAATTAAAAGCATTGACTTGTCTGGTTTTTTTTTACTCAAAAAATCGGTGAGTACGCTTACGGATTCTCTTCTGACGAGGAAGAAGAAATCGGAGGAGACAGCATCACTGTTTATGGAAGCACAGTCGTTAGTGACGCAAGCGACTTCCTCCGCGCATTCACACAATACCGATTAGATGATTACCTTTATCGCCTTTCAATAGCACAAATACAATTTATGTCAATAGATAACACACATACTAAATACTTGAAGGGCAAAGACAAAAAGGCTTGGAGTGGGTTTAAGGACGCATACGAGTCAGCCCAGAGATATGCCCATTTTACTAAGGGTTTTTCTATGCCAGATATGGGTGGCGCAAAAGAAATAGAAATACCAATACGTAAACCAAGCAAAGAAAAAGATAATAAAACGACCAAATAAATATATACTACTATGGCAGACTACAGCCCAACCATTATATCAGCATCGCTTAATGACAACGAGTTAAAAACATCAATAGACAAACTCGTAAAATATGTAGGCGACCAATCTCTTAAAATGGCGCAAGAGTTTGACGCTGGCGTTCGGCTAATGATAGAAAGTTTAAAAAGCTTTGACAACATTAAGCAAAGCGGCGGTAATTCAAGAGCCAAGTTGCACGACGAAGCGACAAAGTCAATTGAACGCGAAGTAAATGCTTTGGACAATTTGGCGAGAGCGACCAGTAGGTCTGTCGGAAGAAAGGAGATTAGGCACGATTATTTCCAACTTGATAGCGACATAGATAAGCAGTGGTCATATATTATCGACCTTAACAAAGACGTTAATGCCCAATTACAGCACATGATTGAGCATGAACAAAAACTTATACAAGAAAAAGAGCGCGAGGCGCAGGTTACAAGAGAGATACAACAGGCACGAGACACAAGAACAGGTGTAAGTGGCGAAAGTCTTGGGTGGGGAGACGTTCACCAAATGGAAATTCAGTCTCGCGCCATACTGTCCCAACAAACAAACGTAAAAACCACCACCGCGTCTTATTCCGAACTTGAAAAAGTTGTTGCAACGTATCTTGGCGTTAGTGAACAAGAGTTGAACTTACAAATAAAAAAGAGCGGTTCTTACAACGCCTTAAGTTCTTCTTTAAAAAACATGCGCGCAGCCTATGCTGAAATGACAAAAGAAGAACGAAGCGGCGGAGCGGGACGAAACCTTGCTGAAAACATACAAAGGGTTCAACGCGCCGTGCAACAAGCACAAGCGCAAATGAATCGGCCTGTTAGTTTAAATGCTGCACTCGGTTTAAGCGATAAAACACTTGACGATATTGCATACAAGATTCAAATGCTTCAACGCTATCGTGGTGGTTTAGACGTAGAAAAGCAAACAAATGATATTAAAAAGGTTAATGACGAAATTGACAAGTTAAATGATAAACAAAAAAAATTAATAAACACAAACAAAGGCCTACTTGAATCCAACAATGCGCTTGCTCGCTCTTGGAACTACATGAAGAATCGCCTTGCGTTCTACTTTACCGTTGGCGCAAGTACAGCATTTGTTCGAAATCTAATTGAAGTTCGTTCACAATATGAAATGAACGAGAAAGCACTGGGCATTCTTATAAATAGCGCAGAACGAGGTTCGCAGATATTTAAGGAACTTTCCGAAATGGCACTTGTCTCGCCATACACTCTTATTGAGTTGTCAAGTGCCACTAAACAACTTGTCGCGTATGGCATCGCCGCAAAAGATGTGGTGGACACCACACGAAGGCTTGCTGATATGGCTGCCGCCGTTGGTATTCCAATGGAACGCCTTACTTATGCACTTGGTCAAATTAAGGCGTATGGCTACCTTAACAGCAGAGACCAGCGCATGTTTGCTAACGCGGGTATTCCATTGGTACAAGAACTTGCAAAGCACTATACCGAACTTGAAGGAAAACTTGTAAGTACAGCAGATGTTTACGATAGAATTAAGAAAAAGTCTGTAGAGTACGCCGACGTCGTTCAAGTAATAAACAAAATGACAGACCAAGGGGGTAAGTTTTTTGATTATCAGGCAAAAATGGCGGACACAATGAAGGTTCAGCTTGCTAATCTTACGCTTGCTTGGAACAATATGCTAAACGAAATAGGCTCTGATTGGCAAGGGTTTATTACATCTGGAATAAAGGGATTAAAGCAATTATTTTTAGCGTGGAAAAGTGTCAACAAAGCCATAGAAGATATGGCAATTACATTTGGCATTGTAAAAATTTTACAATATATCACAGTATTATCTGGTCTTGGTCAAAAGTTTGAACAGCTTGGTAAATTTGTGGGAGGGTCAGCAAAACAACTTGGAGGTTTTGCAAATAGCGCAAAAGCGCTATTCAGTTCTTTGTCGGCAGTTGCATCAAATCCTATCACGTGGGTGGCAGCGGTTGTATATGTTTTTACCAGCCTAATCCATCATATACACAATGTTTCTGAGGCAGCAAAAGAAATGAATCGAGACATTGCGAAAAACGCCCAAGAGGCCGCAGATTCTCTTGAAAAATATCTTAGCACGGAAGGCACAAAGTCAACACGCGCATCAGCAAAGGCTGGGAAACTTGGTAGTGTAGATGCGACAAAGGCATTTGAGGATTTACGCGAACAAATAGAATTATCCAGTGATAGCGCAAACGAACTTATTGCGCCATTGCTCAAAATTGGTGATGCGAACGAACGCCTCACGGCGGCATTCGATTTGGCCGACAAGATTGAAATTGCCACAAGAAAGTTGTCTGGCTTAAATGAAGAAACTTTCAAGGTTAGCCAAGATGGTTGGCTTAATGGTTTGTTCGGTGAGGGACTTGCAGAGGACGTTGAGGATTACGTTAATTACGCATTTGGAAAGGGTTGGCAATTATATAAAGGTCAGTCACAAGCAGAGGCGGAACGCGAAATGGGGTTGCTTGCAAAAGATATGGCTCAGGTTTTAAAAGATAGGCTCGGAGCAGATATTAACGACCCAACCATTCTGAGGGAAGCTGTAGAGCGATTAAGGAAAGCCATAAAAGACAAAAACCCCCAAATAAAAGGTGAAGTTGCGCAATGGTTTGATGTAAAACTTGACCAGTTACTTTCGGAACAATTTGGAAGCGCTTATGACAAAAATAGGTCGATTAATCAGCAATTCCTTACAATATTAAAGAGGGATTACGCCTCTGCGTTCTCAGATGTAACGAAAGACATATTGGGCGACACGGCTACTTGGGGCGAAGCGCAAGAGGATGCAATAAGAAAGGCTGCTGCGGAATTAAAGAAAACAACGTTGCCGATGTGGCATTCTACTATTGACCAAATGGTTGCATATATGAATAGCAAAGATTGGCGCATTCGCATTGCAACCGAAATGAATATAGCGTCATTAAGCGACTTGCAGCAAGAATGGCAAAATCGCATGTCATCATTGCCAAAAGATGTGCAGGCCGTACTTAACCCATATAAGCCGAAATCTAACGAGACGTTGTCAAAGTGGGCTGATGACCAAAGACAGTCCATACAAGGACTTAATAAGGACATAAAGGCATACGAGGCAGATGCGTCAAGTTTTTCAAAAACGCAAATTGAAAATTTAAAAACAGAAAAACTCGCAAGGGAAGAGGCGCTTCGTGTATTCAATCAGCCCACTGCGACAAAAGAAGACGTAAAAGCCCAAAAACAAGCAGGAAGTGAGTTGCAAAAGGCGTTAAAGGAAGAATTGTCGTTAATAGACAAGGTTCGTAGCGACTATAAGAAACTTACGAAAGACGGAATTGATGCTACTACGGCATTAAAGACTGCAACAGGCGGTTTCGACGAAACGCTTTCTTATATCAATGCGGTACTTGGCAAGTATGGTATTGGTAGGCTTGACCTTACAAAATACGCAGGTGTATCAAATCCGACCGCAATAATGACATTGTTGCAATCTCAACTGGATGCACTGCAAAACTCTGGCCTTGTGAAGCCCGCCGAAATAAAGGATTTGCAAGTTAAGTTAAAGGACTTGAAGGTCGAATCTCTAACGTTTAATCAAGAAACTCTAATAAAGAGCCTTGACAACGAACTTGGCAAGATAAAGGACGAGTACGAAATTGCAGTTGAACTTGATGCCAGTCCAGAATTAGGCAGCGCATTTGCAGAAGCGTTTGACCTCGGAATTTCGGAATATCCACATACAATAGATGACGCCATAAGCAGAGCACAAAGTGCAATAAATAAAGCACTTGGCAATGCTGGCTATTCTGGTTTCTTTGACATCCTAAAGGGCAATACCGAGGAACTTCGCGATTCAATGGGTCAATCCATTGATAGTAATCTTATCTCTGCCGTGGAAAAGGCACAAAAGGAGATACGTTCTTTGTGGAAGAAAGACGCGCAAGAAACCATAAGTGGTTGGGATAAGTTGCTTGAAAAGTACGCAGAGTACGAGTACAAGCGCAAGAAAATAATGGAAGATGCAGAACGGGAAAGGCAACTTGCAAGGAAGCGTGGCGCAACAGACGAACTTATAAACGCCATAAACACAAAAGAACGTAGAGACCTTGCAAAAAATGATTTTGAACGCTATCAACAATCACCAGAATGGATTACGGCAACTGGCGACCTTGCAACTCTTACCGACAAAGCCATTTCTATATTAATAAGCGACTTGGAGAAATACAAGGCTTCCGCTAAGAATCTTGACCCAAAACAAATAAAGCAAATCAACAATGCGTTAAAGAGTTTATATCGCGAACAACGAAAGGGTAATCCGTTCCTTGCGATAGCAAACGCATTGGACGAAGCGAAAAGCAAGGCGCAACCATTCATTGACGAAGTAGAAAGGCTCAAACAAAGACAAGATGAATTAACTCGCAAGCGTGCTGGTGCAGAGGGTGGCATCTTTATTTCAAAAGAGGAACTTGAAGAACTTGATGAATTACCGCAAAAAATTCAAGAGGCAGAAGATAAGGCAAGGGAATTTGGTAAGGTTTCTGCCACACAAATAGTTGAGGGCATACAAGGAATGGTTGGTGCAATCAACCAAGTTACTGGTGGCATTTCCGATATGTTTGCCGCATTTGGTAACACGGAGGCATCTGAAAACATAAAGAAGGTTTCGCAAGTTCTTGAAAAGGCTGGTAGTTTTGCCGCGATGGGCGCACAAGTTGGTGGCGGTTGGGGTGCTGCTATTGGCGGTATCCTTGGAGGATTATTTGGTGGTCTTACGGCTTGGGCTGATGAAATAAGCGGAAATGCTTCAATTACAAAACGCATAGAATCAAGTGAAAGAGCGGTTAAAAGATTACAAAACGCATATATAGACCTTGAACACGCTGTTGAAGATTCCTATGGCACGGAAGAGTACTATTTGCAAAAATTAGCAAATGCTAATAAACGTGCACAACTGGAACAATTAAAAAGGCAATTATATCTTGAACAAAGCCGTAGCCAAAAGAGAAAAGACCAAGACAAGATACTTGAATTGCAAGGTCAAATAAAGGAACTCGAATACGAAATATCAAACAATCTTAAAGACATCGTAAATGATTTCATGGGAATATCAAGTGTTGGCGATGCAATTGAAGATATGGTTGGTAATATTATTGACGCACTAAGAAGTGGCGAAAATGCAATGTCGTCATTTGATGAAAGCATTGATGATATGATTGCAAACATGGTAAAAAAATTGTATTCTGAAAAAATACTTGGAGATTGGTTTGAAGATGTTTGGGGTAAGGTTGAGCAAGATGTTGCTGGTAGAACATCCGTTTATGAGAGAGATTTAGGCCACTTGGAATCTTGGTGGGAAAGGCTTCAACAAGAGCTTGCTGACCAAAATGCACAAGCTTATACAAACGCTCAACTTGCTTTGTGGCTTGACAAAGATTGGTGGAGTCGCTATGGAACTCCA